ATCCCCGACACATAGTCGGACCCGAAGGCATCTCCGCCGGTGAGCGCCGACAGCAGTCCTTGCACGCCGTTGAGCACACCGCCGAGGCTGGAATTGCTCCAGCCGCACCTGATGACCAGGTCAGGCTGTTTCTTGAACGCGTGGTCCGTGATGTTGGCGCCCAGTTGCACCGGATGTTCGGTGATCTGCAGCTCGTCCGTGCCCATTTCTTCCAGGGTGACGTGCGCCACGATGCTGCCGATCGATCGTTTCGGGTCGATGGTGATAAAGCCTGCAAAGTTGGGCATGTCATTGCACCGCCGTGTTCAAGTTGCGGGTCGCTTCCCGGTTCACCTGGCCCTGGGCACCGCCAACAGCCTTCGCCGTGGCCGCCGGATCGGTTGCCCCGTAAACGTTGATGGTGGTGGTCTGGTTGAGCTGGGCGGCCATTTCGCCGCGGGTGAGCGCTTCCCGGTTCTTGGCCTCGTCCGTCGTGCCAGGGCGCTCGTAATAGCGCGATACCACAGCGCCTGCATCCTGGGCGTTCTGCGTTGCTTTCAGCAGGTTTCCGGCCTTCTGCTCGGCACCCTGGGTCAGCTCGTAGTGAACAAATTCAAGCTGCTTGACCAGGTCTGCACGGTCGTCCTTGATGTCGAATCCTGACCATTTTTCGAACTCGCGCTGGCGGTCATCGTGCCATTGCGCAACGCCCCGAGCTCGCCCCCAGTCCCCGCGAGCCTTTGGATCAAGGTTGCTTTCGGCTGCCAGGTTGGCAGTGATGCCGGCGGCCTGTTCCTTGCTCCAGCCCATGGCTTCGAAAAAGTCAGAGGCGAAGTTCGTCTTGTCCTTGTCAGTGTCCTGATTCTTGCGCCAGGCATCAGCCCGAGCGGTCTCTCTGATGGCTTGATCCGGCGTCTGCCCTTCGAATGTGGGGGTTCCGTTTTCGGCATGCCCTTCCCTCGGCGGTAAACCCTGTTTCTCTCTGATTTTGTCGATGATCTTGTCTTCGCCGTCGTTCAAAGTCGGCGCGTACAGGAGTGCAACAGCCCCCGCCAGTGGCGTCAGGATGGCTGCCGCACCGGATAGTCCCATAATGGCAGACCCAAGACTCAGGAATGCTCCAGCCAGGCGGGTTACCCCGGTGATCAGTGAAAGCGCTCCCAGGGCATTCAGCACCCAGAGCAAAGCGATGATCTTAGTGCTCCAGCCGCCGGTGGCCTCGTCCAGCCTCACGAAGAAGTCCCATATTTTCTGGAGAAAGGGAATTGCCTTTTCCACCATGTCGATGAGCTTGACGGTGATGTCGGCGATCCGATTGGCGATCATCGGCCCGTTCTGCTCGAACCAGGCGGAAAATCTCTGGAAGTCCGGGCCAAGCTTGTTCATCAGCGCGGACTGGACCTGGGTCGAGAATGTCTCGAACTGCAGGCCGATCCCGCGCAGCACCTCCATGAACGCGTGCGCGTCTTTGGTGGCCTGGTCCAGCCCACTGTTCTGGAGCTTTTTCCGGTTCTGCTCGAGCTTCTGCCCGAACTTGTCATCTTGGATGGCGCGCAGCGTCTTCTCATCGATGCCGAGGACGCCGGCGTACTGGTTGGCCTGGTACCAAGGCATCGCCTTGAGCTTCTGGCCTACCTTGACTAGCAGATCAGCGGTGTCGAGCAGTTGGCCGTTGGCGTCCCGGGTTTGAACGCCGATCCCTTTCAGGAAGTCTTCGCCGCCAGGGTTGTCGCGCAAGAACCTGGCCATGCCCTCGATCGAGCCGCGGGCCTCATCAGCCGATGCGCCCAAGTCACGAGCAGCATACTCGGCAGACTTCAGGCTTTCGGCGGATGCCCCCACGCGCTGTGACGCGAAGTACAGCCCCTCCAGGTTCGAAGCGAACGCCGAAACACCGGCGGCGACCGTCAACGAAGCCCCGGCAATCACCTTCACCAGGTTGATCACGCTCTTCGTTGCGTTGTCGATGCCGTCGGTAAACTCCTTGGTCCCCTTCTTGTCGACCTTGAAGCCCAGGGCGACCAAGAACTCCTTAATGACGTCTTGATCGGCCATCTATTCCTCCTGAGCTCTGCGGATCCTGGACTTGTTCTCGGCGCGAACCAGCAGCGAATCATTCATTTTTGCGACATCAGCAAGGTCGAGAGTCCCGTCGATCAGGGACTCATAACGACACATGCCCTCATGCACGGGGATCAGCATCCAGTCCTCCCCGTTCGGCATGGACACCAAATCGACCGTCAAGCCTTGGGAGTGGGAGTGCTCCGGCCGGTAAGCATCCCTTGTAAGAAAGGGCCAAGCGACTCGGTGATGACCCGGATGGACAACTTCATCATGACGCCCAGGTCCAGGTCGTCGAACATGCAGACGTTGTGGTTGGTGCTCCAAACGTCATGCCACAACTTTCCTTGTTTTCGGCTTACGGCGCCCAGACAGGTGGCCAGGATGAATTCCGCAGCATCGTCGGGCATGTTGGCGATGCCATCGGCGAACGGCTGCATGACCTCGGCCATAGCGCTCAGGTCACCACTGAGCGGATTCAGCTCGCCATCTTCAGCTCCCTCGGCCGCCTTGGCCGCTTTGGCCGATTCCTTGAGTTTCAAGAACACCGGGATCAGCGTAGGGATGATCGGAGCGACTTTGCGGGACAAGTGGAACTGCTGGAAGGCGCTCAGCTTGCCGATCCGGTAGGTATCTTCACCCAGCTGAAATTCGCTCATCAGTAGGTCCCCAGCAGAGTGTCAATTTTGATCACGTCGAAGACCCAGTCGTAGGTGCCGCCCTCTTCCTTGTAGGTCAGGTCCGGAACCTTCTTGAACGCGCAGGAGCGGCCACCGGTCGAGTCACCGCTCGCGCTGTTGGTGATGGTGATGATGTTCTGCCCCCAGAGCGAGGAGCTGAGCGACTGAGCGTCATACAGCGCCATCAACTTGGCATTCACAGGCGAGGTCTGGAGATAACGAAAGGTGAAGGTGCCGGATTTTGCGGCACGCAGCGAGTGCATACCCTCGCCATCGGCCCCAGTGGTCATGATGTTTTTATCGTCGGCCCGGGAGATCGTGATGCCCTCCTTGGCATTGCCTGCGCCTGCGCCCAGATCGATGACTGCGCCTGCGCCCACCAGGGTCGCGTTGACGTCGAGAAAGCTATAAGTAGCCATAGGTGATCAGCTCCGATCAGCGGTTGACATTGACAATGACGTCGACGAAATGGACGGCGCCGGCCAGCTTGACGGCGATCTGAATGACGGGAGCCTTACGGGCTTCGCGATCAGCCTGGGACTGGCTCTCGACCGGCGCGGCATACACGTAGTAGCCCTTGGTCAGGAACTGACCCGTGGCAATGGCGCCGAACGCTGGTCCACCCCACTGGCCGGGTGCCAGAAGACCATTCGCAACCGCCTGGTCCAGGCGCGATTCAAGCGTAGTGACGAACTGATTGATCCCCGCATTGGTCTGCGGGATCTTGGTTTGGCTGGTGTAAAGCAGGTTCCAGACAGCGGTTTGCAGGTCGTTTTGCAGCCAGTCGAGGCCGTGCACTTCGTCGAAGAAATAGCCGTTGCACATCACCCCTTCCTGGATGATCGCCGTGTCGTTGTTGTAATTGACGAACATGTTGCAGTTCTTCGCCGTCAATGCGGCGGCCTGCCCTTCAGTCAGGCTTTCGGCGGTAATACCTGGCTCCTGCTTGAACTTCAGGGTGATCGTCGTGTTGTTACCCTGGAAATTGACCGTAAACGCTCGCCCGAACACAGAGGCCGCGGCATATGGGGTCGAGCTGGAGAACTGGGTGAAAGTCCGCTTGAAGTTGGCTGCTTTCAGCAGGTAGGCAAGGTCCGTGGTGCTGGTTGGATCGAGGGCCAACGGGTTCTGCGTGGTGTAACCGACGATCCGGCTTTGGCTGGACGCTTCGATATAGGTCGATACGGCCTGTGCATCGGAGGTGGCCACCGAAGGATCAGCAACCAGCAGGCCATACCAGTCGTTCGACATAGCGGCCAGAGTCGTTACTGCATTGAGTAGGGACTCAGCCGGCACACCGCCGACTGGCGCAGATGCAACACCGGTTTGCAGGCTCAGCAGCGCGCTCAGATCGACGCCCGAGGTTGGAGCACTGGCATAGCTGACCGTTGAGGTCGAGCCCGTGGTCGAACTGGTGATGACGAACTGGCTATTGGTGGCATCCCAGACGCAGGTGCCAGCGGCGCCGAGTGCGGTAGAGATCGCCGAAGCCACGCCATTCAGGTTGGTGGTGCCCGACAGGTCGATTGCGCTCAAGGTCTTGAGCGTGCCATCTATGGTAATTTTCATCCCGCCGGTAGTGACCGAGGTGAAATTCGACATGGCCTGCTGGGCCAGCGAAAGGACGCCGCCTTCCAGCAGGCCGGACGTCGCGGTCTTGGCCCACCGACCGGCATAGATGATCGATGGCTGCGGCAACTGGTCAAAGAACAGATTGGCCGCAATGTACTCTTGGGCGGTACTGCCGAAATCGCTCAGCAGTCCGTCAATACCGGAGTATTGGCGGATTCGTTCCGCAATATCGATTACTGGTGACGAACCGAGGACAAGCAGAGCGCCAAAATTGCGCGTGGCAGCTGCCGTCGGAGACATGACGATCTGGACGCTCACGACGTCCGAAATGGCAAGAGTCTGCATTGCTTTCTCCGGGTGGGATCAGTCGACGATCTGAGGATCGGCGGACAGGATGTTGAGGACGGGGTAGACGCGGACCACTTGGCGGCGCATCCGAATGAAGAAATCGTAGCGGCGCACCCACTGCTGGTTGACCAGCTCGGGCACTGGGCGAATCTCGGATGCATTGATGAGGCCCATGCCCTGGGCCTTCACCGCTTCCCTGTTCTGCGGAATGAAGATGCCGTCGCGCAAAATCGAGGCGTAGGCCTGGGCCTGCGGGCCGTAGAACATGCACAGCACCTCAAACTCTTCGTGCATCTGGTACTGGTCGTGACCATCGTCAGATCCGTCGTGATCGATGGCAGGATTTGAGATTGTCTTTATGTCGCCAGCACCCACGGCGCACCAGTTGACGCTTGGCTCTGGCTGTCGTGGCGGCTTCGGCTGCCAGCGCGGACGCACCATCGGCCCGGGCAGGCCGGTGATGCCGACCACCATGGCCTGCAGGATGTCTTCAAGGTCTGTGTCTTCTGCCGGCGCAGGCGACCCCGCCGGTGCGAGGTAGCCACCGGTTGCCGAGGTGTTGCCCATGGTTTATCCCGCCAGAGGTAGAAGGTCGCAGGTCGCGCAGATGAAACCGCGCCCGAAGTGGGCGTAGTCATTGACGTTGGAGACGGTGTAGGTCTTGCCGCGCCAGGTGACGATATCGGCGGTGGTATCACCGTCGCCGGCCGTCAGCTG